CCTCCTCCCGGTGGTGGTTATTCATCCGTTACTATTTACGATAGTGATGGTGCAATACCATATCCAGTTGGACACGATACCATTATGGGAGCATGTGGGGCTTATCCTGGCGCTCCTAAAACAATCTATTACTCAAAGGGTGGAGCAAATGTAGGAGCTTCTATTGAGGTTGGAGATAGTGTATGGGTGGATGATGCTGGTAATGCAGCATTGCAATCTCTAAAGTGGTATGGTTATCAGGACTATGGTATGAATAAAGCATTTTATGTAAGTGCTGGTACTGTTTCTGAAATCCAAATGTGTGCATAAGATATGGGAGATATAGGAACACAATACTTTTTAGGAAACGAAGAAATCATCAACTCATATGTTGGTAATACTCCTATTATTATAAACCCATTTGTTCCACCACCATACCCTATTCCATTGGATGGGCTAGTAATGTTTTTAGATGGTCAAAAAAATGTAGATACATCATCTGGTTATTGGTATAACTCTTATGGTGGTAATGTAACAGCATCTTTATTTGGTTCTCCAACTTGGGACTCGGGTACTGGTGTTTTATCTTTTACTCATCAACAAGGATTTGAAACAAAACCAACGCCCGGAGCAATTGACTTAACATATACGCCAGAATATACAGTTATTTATTCAGGTAGATATACAGGAGCAATAACTGATAAACATGGTAGAATTTTGGTAAGTTTATCAAATACAGGTCCAACCAATTTATTACGAAATTGGTCTTTGGGTAATTATTCCGGCTCTTACGCTGGATTACCTGGAGTTGGACCTGCATATATTGCACCAGACCCCGTTGTTGGTAAGTTTGTATTTCAACCATCTGGAAGTTATGACACTAATTGGAGGATTTTTGCAGCAACCGCAGAATGGAATGATATACCAGGTGTACAAGACCCAAGAACTCAAAGTTTGTACTTAAATGGAGAGTTTATAACATCATCAGTAACATCTAGCGTATATCCAGCTGGTCCATATGGAGTTGGAGTAAATACCGGCTCTTATACGGATGGTATAGTTGGTAGTAGTGTTTATGAAAACTCAAATTGTGAAGTAGCGGATATACTAATTTACAATAAATTATTAAATGCTGATGAAATCTTATCAGCATCTTTATTTTTAGCTAATAGAGTTGGAATATAAAAAATCACTACAAAAGTGATAAACATTGTTATAACATTAAACTATAAAAACATATTATAATATGAACGCAAATAGTGTATTAAACAAAATCGTAACTTTACTCACAAAAGAGGAAGTTAAGATGACTTACGCTAAGTTAGAAGATGGAACTATTGTTGAGTCTCCAACTTTTGATGTAGGCGAGCCAGTTGAGGTAGTAACCGAAGACGGCAAAACTCCAGCTCCTAACGGCGAGCACAACCTTTTCCTCAAAGATGAGGAAGGTAATGAAGTTCATATCAGAGTAATTACTGAAGATGGCGTTATCGTTGAAAGAGAGAATGTGGAGGAAATGGAAGAAGAAATCGTAAAAGTTGATTCTGAAGTTGAAGAGAAAGTTGTTGAAGAGATGGCTGAAGAAACTTTAGAGCCAGAACCACTTCCAGGCGAACCAGGATATGAGGAAATGAAGGTTAAGATGGAAGATTACGGTAAGAAAATGGAAGAGATGGCTTATCGCATTGAAGAAATGGAAAAAGCTATCGCTAAAATGCAAGAAGTTGAGATTGAAATTGGTGAAGAAGAAGAGGATGAAGAAGAAGTTTCTCCGATGAATGGCGCACCAGTAGAGATGTCAAAAGTTAGCGTAAAATTAAACAAGTCCAAGAGCATCAGAAACCCTCAATCATCGTTCTTGGCAAAATTATATAACTAATTAAAAACAAAAACAATGAGAAAATTACAGAAATTTGCTCAGCCTTCTATCACTAGCACATACGCTGGCGAATTTGCGGGTAAGTATATTGCAGCAGCTTTGTTGTCTGCAAGAACTTTGGACAATAACTACATTACTATTGTTCCTAATGTAAAGTATAAGCAAGTAATTCAGAGAGTTGATGTTGACTCAATCGTTAACGATGCTTCTTGTGATTTCACTACTTCTGGTACTGTAGCATTAACTGAAAGAATCCTTGAGCCAAAAGAGCTTCAGGTAAACTTGGAATTGTGTAAGCAAAACTTCGTAGCATCTTGGGAAGCTCTTCAATTGGGCTACTCTGCATTTGATGAAGTTCCTGCTACATTCACCGATTACTTGGTATCTTATGTAGGTGGTAAGGTAGCTGAAGCTACTGAAACTTCTATCTGGACTGGTGCAGCAGCAACTAACGGTCAGTTCAAAGGTTTACTTCCAGTAATCTCTGCATCTGCAGCAACTGCAGGAGCATCTGATGCAATCCAATCTTCTGCATCTGGCTCTATCACTTCAGCTAACGTGTTGGATAAATTATCAGCATTGGTTGACGCTATCCCAGCAGCAGTTTATGGTAAGGAAGACTTGACCATCTATGTAGCAACTAACGTGGCTAAGGCATACCAACAAGCTTTGGCTGGTGGTGCGCAAGGTGCTAATGGTTGGAACAACCAAATGAACGTGGGTGAGAAGCCAATGAACTTCAATGGTATTGAGTTGGCACTTTGCCCAGGTATGACTGACTCTTACGCTGTAGCAGCTCAAAAATCAAACTTGTTCTTCGGTACTGGTTTGATGAACGACTACAACGAAGTGCGTATCTTAGACATGGCAGATTTGGATGGTTCACAGAACTTCAGAGTAATCATGAGATACACTGCGGATACACAAGTAGGTATCCTTTCTGATGTGGCTATTCACATCCCATCAGTATAAACCAATTAGAGGATTAAAGGGAGGGGTAACACCCTCCCCCAAACTCTTTTACAACTTTAACTAATAAAAAAATAAACTATTATGGCATGTGATTTAACAGCAGGTAGACAAGAAGTGTGTAAAGAGTCCGTTGGTGGTTTAGCTGGTGTGTATTTCGTAAACTTCCAAACTGGTTCATTCAGCAAAGACGGTTCAGGTCTTGTTGATGGCTTTCCAACCAGTGGAATGAACGCATACTACTACGAATTGAAGGGAACTTCAAATTATCAAGAGACCGTAAATACTTCAAGAGAAAACGGCACTACATTCTTCTCACAAGAATTGGTTCTTAACTTGAAGAAGCTTACAAATGAGATGACTACTCAATTGAAGTTGATGGCTTGGTCAAGACCTCAAATCTTTGTTCACACAATGCAGGGTGATACCTTGTTAGTAGGTGAAAGAGAAGGAGCTGATTTGACCGCTGGAACAATTCAAACAGGAGCAGGACTCGGAGACCTTTACGGTTATGCTGTGACCTTCACCGGACAAGAACAATTCCCAGCATCATTCGTTAGTGGAAGCACATTTGGTGACCCATTTGGAGCGGCAGGCTTTACAAATGCACCGACTATCGTATACGGATAATTCTCCCAAAGAAACCCGTATTTTTTATCTATCATACAACAGGGAAGCCCACCATTCGGTGGGTTTTCTTTTTATATAATACACACCCCCTCCGCTCATGCGAAAAAGGTGTGTTTCTTATTTTGTTATACAAATATACGAAATAAATCTTAAATGGCCAAATTTATTCTTTGTATTTCCAAATAAATCCTTGAGATTTATTTATTTTGTTATTACAGCATGCATATATCCCTGATTTTTGCAATCCAAGTTCATCTACTATTTCGGCAAATCCACCCCATTCTTTAATAAAATTATCATCTAAATCATACTGCATTACAGGTCTCATTCTTTTACGAGCAGATTTTTTCATTTTATTAAGAGTTTCATCAGAAAATCCATGTCCCATTTGGCTTTCAGACATTTTTCTTTTAGTTTCTTCTGATAATTCTCTACCGATTAAAGTTTTACTTATTTTTTCTTTATGCTCTTTTGATTTTTCATATCCTTTTTGAAGAATAGATAAATTATCCCAGTGATTATTTTTTCTACACCATTCAATCATTTTTGGATGAGATGTATCTCCACCAATTTTACCATTCTTACTTCTTTCTTCATCAGTAAGCCCGTAAAAACCTTTTTTTTCTTTTTTAAGAGTTTTTTGAGCTTTAACTCCACCAAGAGCAGCTCTTTCAGAATTTTGTTGTAGTTGAGCATCAGTCCTATTATCCAAACGAGAGGACTGATACTCTTCTAACATTTTTCTAATCTCTTCAGGGCTCATTATTTGTATTGAGAAATATTAAGAAACTTAGAACTATTCCACACATCCAAATAATCATCAGGATTCAACATCATTTCTTGTGCTAACCCTTCATACAATCGGAAAGATTTTGATTTAAGTTTATCAAAGTTTTCCCAAGCAAACTTAACCATTTGTTGTCTTTGCTCCAATGTAAACTCAAACTGACCTTCTCCGAAATAAGGAGCTTCCAAAATACGATGCGCAACATATCCCCAGTTTTCTTCCCAAGCATCAAAGTTAATATGATAGTTGTTCATACGGTCTGCAACTGCTGCCATATCTACCATTTTTTGTGAAGTTGGACCTGGCTTCAAATCCTGCCTCATTGCAGCCTCATCTGCTGATGGGAGTTTCACATTGGAAGCGATGATAAAATGAATATTGTGAGTTGGAACACTAAATCCTTCTCCATATTTCATCTTAAACTTATTAACTGCATCTTTCATTGGTTTGGGTAGGTTACGAGCACCCAATAAAGCTTGAGCGTTAGAATACTCAAACTTTTTCAACCCACTCATCATATTCTTAATAACATTCATTGAATCGCTGTTAGCAAACATAAAATCAGAATCATCAACACTAACAATAGCCGGTGAATCTGGATGATTTGCTGCAATCAAACATAGTTGATAACCAAAATCTCTTAAAGATTTTTTACCTGTGATTAGGTAATATGGAACAACACCTTCTTCCAAATATTTTTTAATCAAATGAGACTTTGTATAACCTGGCATTGATGAGAAGAAAAAATGTTTCTTCATAAACATTGAGTAATCTCCAGAGGTTGCCACTTTAACTTCGTTCTCAAACTTATTGTAAAGAGCTTTTCCTTGCTCTAATGCAAAAAGTTGTTTTCGGGTAAATACTTGCATCTTACTTACGATTAACTGATTCAACATAAGCCATCATAATCATCTCCAAGTTCTCAGCAATGGAGGAAAGTGGACGAAGATTAAACTCCAAATCTTCCATTCGGTTAGAAAGATTATTCAATGTAGAGTTCATCTCCTTAACGCTCTGATTCAAAGTAGAAAGTTCAGAAGCGATGTCTTCAGAGTAATCATTCTCTGAAACGATGTGGATGTTAGACATCCCCATAGCGTTGCCTGTTACTTCATCCAAACGGGCTGAAATGTAGTGAAGGCTCTGTTGGATAGTTGGAATATCCGATTGTGTGTTGAGGTTGTTCATAGAATTAGTATTAAGGTTAAACATTAAATCAACAGGTCAAATATACGAAAAAGATTTTATATACACAAGCCTTATGTATTATTTTTTAATCATTTTATATTTTATTTTAATCATTTAACGGCTTTTGCTTTTTATCACTACTTATACGAAGTAAGTTGTTAAATAGATATAAAGACATTCTCATGCAATCGTATTACTTGTCAGGAAGCAATTTGGTGACCATTAGAGTAGCTCAAAATGTGGCTAACTCTTATACTATGTCCTATCAGGATATGTATTTACTCACCAATACCACACAATCTTTCAATTCATTCACCTATAATAGTGATGAATCCTTACTTGCTTTTACAGCATCTATTGCTGGAGCTACCTACGGAGCAGAATATAGAGCAACTCTAAACGATGACTCTGGCTCTACTATTTGGAATGGAACATTTAACACATTTGCTACCTCGTCAGTCACAAAATCTATTTACGAAAATCAAATAACTGATGATTATAAATCAAATGTAACCGATAACGCATATATTGTATTATGAAGAAAGATACTAAACTATCCATAGTAAATCTATCACAACAGGAGATACCTGTAATTACTGAAGATACCAAATCAAGACACCAATGGGTGCCAGTTGGTATAATGGATATAGATGATTATTTCCCTATCCTAACCGATGCATACACAACATCTACAACCAATGCGGCTTGTATTGATGGTATTTCAGATTTAATCTATGGTAAGGGATTATTCTCAAACAACGAAATCTTCCAATTAGCATTGGAAAAGATTGTTTCTCAAGAAGATGTAAGAAGGATTTCCTTTGACTTAAAATTGTATGGAAACTGCGCAGTAGATGTAATTTGGAATGATGACCATACCAAAATCAAAAAGATGTATCACACTCCAGTTCAGAATTGGAGAGCAAAGAAGGTTTGGGATAACCCATTTGTAGATGCATATTACTATTGCCACGATTGGTCAGACCAAAGAGCACAAAGAATTAAAGTAGAAGTTCCTGCATTTGGTAAATCAACCGAAAAGAGAGAATTACTTTACATCAAAAACTATACACCAGGTAAGTTCTACTACTCAGTTCCTGATTGGGTATCTGCACTTCAGTTCTCATTCGTAGAAGCTGAATTATCTAACTTACACATCAACAACATTGAAAATGGATTCTTGCCATTGGTAATGGTGAACCTAAATAATGGTGTTCCAGCGCCTGAAGAAAGACAAACTATTGAAGCACAAATTGAGCAAAAGTTTACAGGCACCCGAAACGCTGGTAGATTTATGGTTTCCTTTAACGATGACCCAAGTGTAAAACCAACCATTGATACAATCACTACTGAAAACTTGCATGAGAAATACCAATATGTTGGTGATTACGCTCAGGACCGCATTCTTGTAGCGCATCGTATCACTTCTCCATTGTTGTTTGGTATCCGTACCGCTAGTAATGGTTTCTCCTCTCAGAGTGAAGAAATGAAAACGGCA